CCGACCACGGTCAGGTTGATATGTTCAACAATGAATGTGAAGGTATGTGTGGAGTATGAGCAAACCAGAACTGACGGCAATCGTGCCGGTCGAGCGCGTGCTCGATCTGGCGAAGAAGTACCCTGTTTTCCCATGTCGGAGGAATGATGAAAAAGATTCAGAAGGGCGGACGCTCCGCGCCAAAAGCCCGCTCACCAAAAACGGCTTCAAAGACGCCACGCAAGACGAGGCGCAAATCCGACGCTGGTGGGCAGATCGCCCGGACGCACTCGTGGGCGTACCCACAGGAAGCCGGACAGGGCTCGCCGTCCTTGACTACGATCATCGAGCGGCTGCTCACGCGGCTCAAGAGTGGTTGGTCGAAAATCAACAAGCACTGACCGGCACCAGAGTCCACCAGACCGGCGGCGGTAGCGGCGGGCGGCACTACCTGTTTAGCCTGCCGCATGGCGTCAAGATTAGGGGCGGGGTCAGCGTCACACTCGGCAAGGTCAAGCGCGACGGCATCGACATCCGCGCGGAGGGGGGTTACATCATCTGGTGGCCGCTGCATTACGGGCAACAGGGGCCGGCGAACGACATTCAGCCATTACCGGCGGGGCTCATTGACGAGCGGCGCATGGATCTTGAGCTGCCCGCGGAGCTTGCCAAGAAGCTGCCGCCAAAGCCCGGTACTAGCCAAGACTTCCAGCGCGACCTGCCGCGCATTACCGAGGCGCTCGCCTACGTTGACCCGGCTGGTTATGACGCATGGCTCATGGTAGGCATGGCCTTGCACTATGCCTCCGGCGGTGCCGACGACGGGCTTGAACTCTGGGACTCGTGGTCAAGTGGCGGAATCACCGGCGAGCTGCCGGCATCCTACGCAGGCCGCGCCGATATCGAGTATCGCTGGCAGTCGTTCCATCTCGATCGTGGCGGCAGGGTGACGCTCGGGAGTCTCTTCAACGCGGCCAAGGCGGGCGGCTGGGTGTCAATGCCGGAGGCGGTGAGGATTGGGCCGCCGGTAGACTTGCCGACGTTCAACACGGACGATTACGCGGACGTTCCCGAGGCGATGGGCATGGAGCGTGTGACGGAACCGGAGACACCGCAATCTGTCGCGGCGCAGACAGAGGCCAGTCTTGGCTTTAAGGTCGAACTGCGGCACGTCGCGGATATCGTGGACGAGAACCGTGAGCCGGAGTGGCTGCTTCATCGTGTCATTGAGGCGAAGGTTGTCGCGGTGCTCGCGGGGCCGAGAGCCAGCTTCAAGTCGTTTATTGCTCTCGACTGGGCGATGCGCGTCGCGATGGCGGGCGAGCCTGTCGCGCTGCTCTCGGGTGAGGGTGGCGGATTAGGGCGTCGTGTCAAGGCATGGATGCAGACTTACGGCGGTGGGCAGAAGCTGCGCGACCTGCCGATCCTTGCGCTCGAGCGCCCGCTCAACCTCAACCGTGAGGAGGAGATGGCGCTTCTGGTGCAGGCGGTCGACACCGCGGGCGTCAGACCCAAGCTCGTCGTGGTCGACACGCTCTCCAAGTTCAGCGCCGGCATGGATGAGAATTCCAACCAGGAGGTCGCGGCGTACCTGTCCCAATTAAGTCGGTTCATCCGCGAGCGGTACGAGGCGAGCGTGCTCATTGTGGCGCACAGCGGGCACGGCGACTCCGACCGCCCCAGAGGCGCCAGCGCGCTGATGGCTAACCCAGACGCGGAGTACATCGTCAAGCGCGCGGCGCAGCCCAACACCCACGTCGAGGTCACGCGGCAGCGGTTTAAGGATACCGGGGAACTGCCAAACCTTGCCTATGAGGCGGAGGTGGTCGACCTCGGCGCGGCGGATCGGTACGGCGAACGGCTGACCAGTCTCATCATGCGCGAGACGGTCGCCCACGGAGACAAGCCGGTCGCGGCGCAGGTGCCGCAGGGTAAGGCTCAAAAAACGATCCTGCTGGCGCTTCGGGAGCGGCAGAAGCGCGCCGAGGGGGAGCTGGTGTGGACGATGGAGGAGATGCGGCAAGTGGGCAGGGAGTGCGGCTTGAGCCGGCAGTCTGTCCACGATGCGGTCGAAAAGCTGATGATGTCGCCGTTCATGGTCGCGACGGTCGGCGGATCGAAGCTGGCGGTGGATTAAATGTCCGAATGTCCGAAAGCGTCAAATTCGGACACTTTCGGACGGTCAAGTATGTCCGAAAGTCCGAGAGACCTATGGTCTCGGACATTCGGACATGACCCGAGCATAGGATTTTGACATGGGAGACGAATGTGAGAAAGAAGAAATTACTGCAGCAGCACAAGTTTGGTGCAGAGAAGCGAATGGAGTTATCCACACCTGTTGCGTCCACGCCACTAGCACAGCGAATGCTGGACGTGTTGGGGCCGGATGACTTCTCGGTCATTAAAACCTTTCAGCAGCAGTTTGGTGCAAAGTTAGTCCACTACCAAGACCAAGCCGGCGAGGCGGGCAAGAAGCCGGGGTGGGTCGATGGCTAGACAGACCAGCCTGAACCTAGGCGGGCCTCTTGTCTGGGAAGACTCCGAGTTCTGGGGTAAGACCTCTGCGTGTCGTCGGTTCTCAATTAGGGGCCAGACGATTGGCGGTAAGCAGGAGTTCGTACTGTGGCGGCGTGGCCATGATGGCAGGGTGATACCGAAGCAGATCGGAGTGTTCGATACGCTCGAGAAGGCGACGGCAAGAGCCGAGGAGGCCAAGTACGAAGAGCTGCCGAAGGCGAGCAAGATGATCGGCTGGAAATCCGACGCGGACGAATGGCGATGAGAAAGAACTGTCCGATCTGCGGCGTGGAGAATACCGGCGGCCAGATTCATACCTGGCACAAGACTGCTCATCGCAAAAAGAAATACACGGTCGAGCAGATTACCGAGATGTCCGAGAAGGCGAGAGAGATCAATGCACTTGTGCAAATAGTGTCGTATGCGGTAGATATAGCGCGTCAACCGGACTATTGGGTGAGACGTGGGAAAACGACAACGACAACGCGGCGCAGAAACCGAACGCGAGGTCTGCGACAAGATAGCGGAGCAAACGGGCTGGGTGGTCAAGCGTGAGCTAGGCCAGGCCAGAGATGGCGGTGCCGATATTCGGCTGGCCCAGTTTGTCATCGAGGTAAAGCGGCGAAAGTCTATTGCCGTCTACGAATGGATTGACCAAGTGAAGGCAGCCTGCGCTGGCTATGACGTTCCGGTGGTCATCTGCCGCGGCGATAAGCGTGAGTTCCTCGTGATCCAGCCGCTTGAGGATTGGCTGAAGATCGCAAAGAAAGAGCTGCCCGAGAGATGAAATGTCCAAAGTGCTCGAAACCGAGCGAGGTCATCAAGGTCTACCAACATCCGACCGAAGCAAGGCGTCGGAGAGAGTGTATGACCTGTGGGCTGCGCTTCTCCACGAGCGAGCGCGTCTGGAAGCGGGTCTATGCCGACGAGATCAAGAATCGCCCAATCAAGGGCGTCAAGAAGTCGCACTTGGAGGACAACCAGCAGCGACCGAAAAGGACGTGGAGTAACTTCGACGTCGTGGCCTTGGAAGGTTATGACCAGGATTGGGAAGACGTGACAACGTATGTCCATGTGAGCGACGACTGATGGCAGGATCACCACAGAAACGAGAGAAGCGCGATCGAGCGATCGCGATCCTCAATAACCCAAACTTCATGCGCGAGATCTGCGAGTACGTTTCGACTGGCGGAAGCCTTGCTGAGTTTGCGGTCGCTAACCAAATTCCTTATGGCCGGCTGCATCGGTTCCTGTTCGACAACGAGGAGCGCAAGTCTGCAGTCCTGGCGGCTCGTCATGCTCGAGCGCAGTGGCACGTTGAGCGAATGGAGAAGCTGGCCAATAGCGTCGAGGATGCGCAGATTGATCCTCATGCTGCGAGAGCTGCGGCTGACATCCGCAAATGGGTTGCGTCGCGTTTGGATATGCAGACGTATGGCGACAAGATGCAGGCGAAGGTGGAGGTGACGGATACGACCGCGCTTCACCTTGAGGCTGTCCGAAACTTGATGAAGACGGTGGCTTCGGTGGAGCCCGAAAAGCTTACTCGCGACACAGCAACGGACGCTGATTCGGTC